TTACGCCAAAAGGAATTAAACATCAATTTATTGCTTTAGAGCCAAATACTGTTTTTTGCTGCATTCATGCCATATCGGACACGCCATGAACGACATAACTCATCGTGAAATCTACGACAGGCTGGTTGCTGTTGAAGGCAAGGTCGATGCTATTGCTAGCGATACCGCTGCGGTGGTCAAAGCCTTTGATGCAGCCCAAGGCGCGTTTACCGCCTTGGAAACCCTTGGCAAGCTAGCCAAGCCTTTGCTGTGGCTGGGCGGTCTGTTTGTGGCTGCTATGGCTTTATGGGATAGCTTTAAGGGGCGGTGATGATTGATCCGCTAACGGCACTGGCGGGTATACAAGCAGCGGTTGCGCTAATTAAGAAGGTTAGCAAGACTGTCGATGACGTATCCAGTCTTGGCCCCGTACTTGGGAAGTATTGGGACGCCAAGGCGGTAGCGACAAAGGCCGCTGTACAGGCTAAAAAATCAAAATCATCCATGTCGGTTGCGTTGCAAATCGAGTTATTTTTGGATGAGGCGAAAAGGTTTGAAAATCAGCTTGAACTCATGTTCATGCAAAGCGGTCGTGTAGACGTCTGGAACAAGATCAAAGCTAGGGCGGCGGCAATGGATGTTGAAGCGGCCCACGATGCTAGGCGCGAAAAGGAACTTGCTTCAAGGCGCAAAAAAGAGATTGATGAAGTCATTGAGTTAGCCTTGCTGGGGTTGGTATTTACCGCCATGCTAGGGGTTATTACTTACTTTGTCTTTGGCATTTTTGAGCAGTGTGGGGGCAAGTGCTGATGGCAGGCGATGAGCGCCTAAACCTGGTTGACAAGGTGCTGGCGTATGTGTCCAGCCCCTTTAGACTGTTTGCAATGGTGCTAATGGCTGTCTTGACGTTTGCTGGCTACTTTGTCTACACAAACCAAGACTTGTTGATAGGTGCTTACAAGGAATCTAAAAAGATTCCCAGCATTGCAGAAGATCGTGTGGAGGACGCAGCGGCCCACTTGTTTAAGCAGTCTGGTGCGCTGGTCGTGGCGATCTTTAAAGTTAACAGCATGTTTGGGACTCGCATCTTGCATCGGGCTTATACCAAGAATGGCAGAGACAAAACAAATGATGGGCTGGATGTTGGCCTGTTTACTCAGAATGCGGCCAACAACGCTGATGTTGTAAAGTTGATGGCAAGTGAAATTCCATGCGGTGATTACAAGTCGGCGCAATCAGAGATGGGGCTGTGGTATATCGCCAAAGGTGTGGCCTACACATGCCGCATTAGCGTACCACCAGAGCCAGGGCGCTTTGTCGGACAGATCACAGTGGGCTGGGCAACAGAGCCAGCAGACCTTGAGCAAAGCAAAGCAATGCTGCAAATCGCAGCAACCATGTTATCTAGGAGTAAACAGTAATGGATTGGCTAAAACAAATCGCGCCCACAATTGCCACGGCAATGGGTGGCCCACTGGCAGGCATGGCTGTGTCTGCAATCTCCAAAGCTATTGGTGTTGACCCTGACAAGGTGGGCGACCTGATTTCCAACAACAAGCTGTCAGCAGAGCAAATTGCTCAAGTCAAGATTGCTGAGATTGAGTTGCAGAAACAAGCTCAGGAGCTTGGCCTAAATTTTGAAAAGCTAGAAGTTGAAGATCGCAAGTCTGCGCGAGAGATGCAGGCCACCACCCGTAGCCTAATGCCGCCAATTCTTGCTGCCACAGTTACAGTGGGCTTTTTTGGCATCATGGTGATGATGTTTATTGGCAAAGTAGACAGCGCTAACCCTGCAATTTTGATGATGCTGGGAAGCCTTGGCACAGCTTGGACGGGCATTATTGCCTACTATTTTGGTTCATCTGCTGGCTCACAAGCCAAGACCGATTTACTCTCTAAAGCAGGGCCAGTGAAATGACCGAACACTTTACCCTTGCGGAGCTTACCGCCACTAGCCACCGGCAGTTCGACAATACGCCTAATGAGGCAGAGACTGCCAATCTTCAGCGGCTGGCTGAGTTTTTAGAACAAGTAAAAACAGCGTTAGACGGCAAGCCAATTATGATTAACAGCGCTTTTCGGTCTAAGCAAGTAAACGACTCTGTGGGCAGCAAAGACACTAGCCAGCACCGGACGGGCTGCGCGGCTGACTTTAAAGTGCCTGGCATGACACCAGACGCTGTGGTCAGGGCAATCATTGCGGCTGGCCTGCCCTACGACCAGATTATCCGTGAGTTTGATGCCTGGACGCACATTAGCATCAGCGACAAACCACGCAAGCAAGCACTAATCATTGATCGGGCGGGGACTCGCCCTTTTTCATAAGTTTGCGGTACGCTGCAATAGCGTCTTTAAGGTCGCATTGAAGTTGTTCAATCCGGTCGTTCTGCTGGATCATCTTGTCGTTTGCTTGCTGCGCGAACTCCGCTAGGTTTTCTTGCGACCACGTTCTGAAGTTTGACATGTTCTTCCGTTGTAAATTTGTGCCCGTTGCCGCACTCGCGGCGGCGTAAAGTAAAGCCTGTTTTGTTTCTTGTGTCTTCCACAGTACTCCACGCGCCACAAGTCGGACATTTCAAGCGTTTTTCTCCTTGCTAGCTTGCTCAATGGCTCTGGCAAACGCAAACCACTGATAGTTTTGTTCGTGCTTTTGTAGGATTTTGCTTATTTCTTCGTCCCGTAGCTTAACCCAAGGCTTTTTGTAGTCTTGGATGTCATCATCATCATTGTTGTCTATTGGCCTCATGGTGTCACCATTCTCTTATAGTTGGCTGCAAGGGTGCTGTGCATGTGTGAATCGTGGTCAGGTCAGCAGTGCGCTTGCCGCAGCGTTGGCAGAAGTTGCGTTCCTCTGGCTGCGCCAAAGCATCTTTAATCGCCCATCGAACAAGCCTACGCTCATGTGCATTTGTTTCAATGTATTCAAGGCACATCTTTAGTGCTTCGTCTTTAGTCATAAGCTCCCCCTTGCCTCAATCCAATCGGGAAAAATCTTGCTCTGCGCTGGATAGTTTTTTTGCCATTCAGTCGCAGCCTTTTCATTTAAGAATTTCACGCCGTTTTCAAGGTCGGACATGACACAGGAGTGCCACTGATCGTAGATTGCATTACGCTCATCAGCGCGGACAAGGTCGGCAAAGCGTTCAAGGTCTTGAGGAGTCTTTAATGCCCATTCACTAAACCCAGCCTCACGCGCCATCTCAATGATTGTTTTCATATCAGCAAGCTCCAAACCCAAAGCCCTGTAAAGAACAGCAGCAAAACGACCACCATCAGCGCCACCAAAACAAAGCCAACTACAACACTGCCAACCATCTGCCACGCTTGCGGCACTGGCTCAATGTCCTCTGGTATCACCGGATACGGCTTGATCTTGCGGACTACTTCCGGCTCTAGCTCCGCATTGGTAAAGTGGCAAAAGTGTTCGCATTGCGGTGTGTGTTGGCAGATAGCGCCTGTATCACACACCCTGTTCATGCAGCCTCCGTGTAGGCTTTAAGACGCTTAATCCGGTTGCGGTTATAAACCACCAGCGCCTGCGCGTATTCAACGCCAGTTTCAGCCCGTAGCAGGGCAAATTCTGCCTCTTTAAGCTCCAATGCTACAGCTTGGGCAGGGGTAAGCACCTTAAAAACTTCTAGCAATTTAGGCCATTTCATAGTGTCCATTCCCTTTCTTGGCGATTGGAATTTGACTTAACTGTTTTGCCGGTCAGCCGGATAAGGCCAAGTTTCTGCATTTCGTTCAAGCGCCTTGCAATCTGGTTAGGGTCAAGCCTTGAGTAAAAGGAAATGCCATCTTTGCCAAGCGGCCCAATCGTGCTGAGTGCCTCCAAGATTTGAGCGTAGTGAGAGCTAACGTCTGTGATGGATGCCGCTGCCTGGTGGGATGTGGCGGGGTCACTGCTACGCGCCCGTCCAAACTCACCCGCTGGAATAATTTTCTTAAAAAAATCTTTGTAGTCCATGATGCACCTTAAAAAAAGAAGGGGACTTACGCGCCAGGCAACTGCGGGAAGCACAGCGCTGCCCCAAAAAATTAGAACGGAATATCGTCCGGCATGTCATCAAACCCGCTAGATGCCTTTACCGGACGGGCAGCAGGCGGGGCAGAGAAAGAGGCTGGCGCATCTGTCTTTTGCTCAAAGCATTGAAACCAGCCATCAAACGGGGCGGGAATGCTGTCTAGCTTAATTTTCATCTTGCCATTCTCAGCCCAAACAGTGCCGTGCGTAGTCCAGTAGGTCTTTTTCTGCCCCTGCGATTCGTACTCACGGGCGGCATATTTAATGTCGTATTTCATAATTTTTCAAGTTCCTTAATTTTGCTGTCCATCTCACCAAGAAATTTAACCACCTCAGCTTCCAGCCCTGCCACATAAGCAGGGTCGTAAACCTCGCGCACAATGAACACTTGCAGTCTCTCCGGCAGGCGCGGGTCAAAGCTCACAAAGTCGCACCAGTGCCGTCCAGTGCAAGCCATCTGCCATTGCACTTGGGCGCGGTGCTTTGTGGGCATCTTTTTGCCCAGCAAGGTATCCAAGTGGGTGGCAGTGTTAGGACACTTAATCTCAATCAAGCCAGAGTCGCCCACCAAGCCATCAGGAGATGCCCCAGACTGCTCAATTGACGGGTGGGTTACAAAGCCTTCAGCTTGCACTAAAACGCCTTTGGCGGCCTCATACGCAGACAAGGCTGCTGGCTCTGTGTCTGTCCCGTGCTGCATGGATGCGTTACTGTAAGACTCAGCAGCAGCGCCGGTCAGCCTTTCGCAGATCAGCAGCGCCATGTAATTGGCTCGGGTGGCTGAATAGCCGGACTGAGTTTTGCCAATGATGTCGCTGATGCGGCTGGCGGTCACTTTGCCCAGACGGGCGGAAAACCATTCGGGTGTGCGCTGTTCCATTAGACTGCTCCCAATTTCTTTTTCATGGCATCCTTGGCCTTAATGATGGTGTTCTGCCAGGCTTCATCACCCTTACAGGCAGCGTAGCCTTCCTTAAAAGCCTTGATTAGCTGTGGCTCATCAGCGGCTGCATTGATGGCGCTAAGGTGGTCTGTCAGCCCGTCCACTGTCCTGATTTCGGTGCGGCGGCTTCCGGCATTGCCATCGTCATCTTCAGGGGCGATGCCGCAAGCTGCCATCAGGCTGTAGCGCCTAGCGTATGTCAGGGCGCTGCCGTAGCCTTGTGGGTCTTGCTTGCTGGCCGGAACGTGCAGCTTGCCGCATTCCAGCATCTCGCCAGATTCGTGGATAAAGACTGTTTCAACAGTTACGCCTGTGGCATCCTCGCTGGTGCGCTGGATTAACGCAATGCCAGCGCTGTTAAGGCTGCTCATTACGGCATCAACGCAAGCGCCAAGGTCTGCGTATTTGCTGCGAAAGTGCGGGTTTGTAGATGACTTCAGGGCTGGGCCAAAAGCCTTTTGCGCTTGAACTAGCGCGGTTGCAATGTTTTTCATGTTGTCCACCAAGTGATAAGGGAAAGGGCAAGGCCAACGCCAATGGCTGTGGCAAGTAAAAGATCAAGGGCTAGGTTTTTCATCTGTCCTCCACAATTGATTTCTCGATCTGCTGAATGATGGCGGGGTTAATGATGTCCATAAAGTCTTTGTGTGACCCATCGACATGCAGGGTAAAGACTGTCACGATGGTCGGCCAGCCTGGGCTAACATCGGTTTCTTGTTCGGCAAGCTCCAATTCTGCTTGGCCGGTAAAGCGAAACCCGTCAATGGTTTCGTCAAAGGTAATGTCCATAGTTGCTCCTTAAAACTTGTTAAAAGTAGGGCCGAAGCCCCGTTTGGATTAAGAGTACGACAACCCTTGAAATTCAAAGCTATCAGCAAGTTCTGGCGCAGCAGACTTACGAATGTTGATAGAGACACAAGCAAAGCCATAACGCTCTGCCAGGTACTGCAAACCATCTGGTGTGTTGGCAACCACTGTGATTTGAGTGGCGCTAAAGTCGGCTGGAGTGAAAGTGAAATCGGTCATAAGACCTCCTAAAAAGACCCACCGATGCAGTGGGATTGCTATGGATTGTATAGATAAATTAACAACTGTCTAGTCTTTTACCAAATATATTTTTATCGGCTTGGCAATTCCTATAGGCAGCGCCTATTGCACTCTGTTTAGAAATCTGTACAATCTACGGGATGCAATTAATCACTGAACAACAACAGGCAACGCTGCAAACCGCCATTGCCAAAGCTGGCAGCAAGGCAAAGCTGGCGCGGCTGCTGGGTGTGTCTAGGGCGGC